CAATATTATAAACTCCTGTGGTATTTAGTTGCATTGCAAAGTATCCCATAGCAACATTTGAATGTCCTGTGGTATTTGTAGCCATACATGATCTACCAATAGCTATGTTAAAGTCTGCGGTTGTATTACCTGATAAAGAATCATGTCCTATAGCAACATTTCTTTTTCCTGTGGTGTTGGCATCTAAAGCAGCAGCACCTATAGCTACATTTTCCTGTCCAGTTGTGTTTGCAAATAAAGCACTTGTTCCAATAGCAGTATTGTTAGTACCTGTTGTAGTACTAAAAGCAGCAGCGTGACCAATTGCAATGTTGTTCATATCTGCATTACTAGCAGGGTTCTGGGTATATAAAGCTTGCATACCTATAGCAACACTTCTATCCCCAACAGTATTAGTAAACATAGCCTCGTATCCTAATGCCACGTTTCTATCACCTGTTGTATTAGCTCCTAGTGAGCTAGAACCAACCCCAACATTAAAACTCGCAGTAGTATTAGCATCTAAGGCAGCAGAACCTACGGCTACATTACTAGCACCTGAAGTTAAAGCAGTTAAGGCATCTTTACCAATCGCAGTATTATTTCCACCAGAAACAGAAGCATCTAAAGCTGTTTCTCCAAGAACTGTGTTACCAGCAACAGAGTTTGCTCCTTTACCTATAGATATTGAGTTAAATGTAAAATCTTGTCCGCTGACTATCTTAGACGGAGTGACTGTTCCATCTGCTGGAGTTTCTATATCTATACTCTGTGCTAAAACAACTCCAAAGAAACTTAATCCATTGGCAGGAGCTGTAGTAAATGTAATCGTACTAGCTGCAATCGTATAATCTGTTCCTGGATTCTGTATTACACCACCGAGAGAAACTATTATTGCAGTATCTTTTCCTGGAGAAACATTAGATCCTCCTGACTGCAAAGTAAAAGCAGTCGTACTTCCATTAAAACTACTAGATATATCATCGACTTCCCTATTCTCTCTAGGATTAGGTGCTACTCCTAAGTATGGCATTATTTTTTAAAGATATCTTTTATATAGATATTTTAAATTGACTAATTTTATGCAGCCTCTAAGGCTGTGACTTTCGCGGATAATTCTTTTATTGCGTTTACAAGTATTGGTAATAAATTTGCTTTTGTAACTTCTAATTTGTCTGGATTTTCACTATATACCAAATCAAGATACTCTTTACCCTCAGTTGCTTTTTGTAAAT